ATAATTCTTTGTGGTATGATTTTGTTAGAAAATTGTCTATTACTTTTATCATTAAATAATCCATATTCTACTTATAAAAACAAAACTTACAATACATTTAATTTATCTTGTTTTTAAAATTTAATTAGGTATAAAAAAATAAATGTTTGATAAAGAAATAAAATTTATATCTCATCAAAATTATGTAGATTTAAATGAAGATCATCCTACTCCTATTAAACTGAATATACCTGAATGGTATAAAAAACTAGAGCATGGAAACTTTATAGGAGAACAAATGACTATTAAAGGTTGTATGCCTTTTCTAGATACTTTAACTACAGGATATCTTTTAAAAATAGCACAAGATTTTCAACTAGAGCATAATATTTGGAACCCAGAACTTAAAACAATGGATTCTTTTTATGCAACTGGTAGCTTATTTGATGATATTTTGAAGGCTAAAGGAATTAACTTAAACTCTCAAAAACCGGATAATCCATGGTCACTCACAAATAAAAGGGTCCCCTTATGTTAAAAAAAATAAAAATTTAAATATATATAAAATATTGAATCCTTGGATTATTAAGACACCTCCCGGTTATTCATGTTTATTTCTCCCACCCTTAAATAATACCGATGATAGATTTTCTATAATACCAGGTATAGTAGATACCGATCAGTTTCCACGAGAAGTAAATTTTCCAATAATAATTAATGGTGACAAATATAAAACCTTGAAAACAATAATTGAAAAAGGGACACCTTACGTACAAGTAATTCCTTTTAGAAGAGAATCTTGGAAAATGAAAATAATTGGTCACAATACTGACAAATTTAATCGAAAAAAAATATTTTATGGTTTGAAAGTATTACATAATTATAAAAAAAGATTTTGGAGTAAAAAAACTTGGAAATAAAAAAGTATATAAAAATACATGATAATTTCATAGATTATAAAACTTTAAGTGTTTTTTTAAAATATTTAAATGGTCTTGAATTTAGCGATGCTGGTGTTAGTAAGTTCAATAAAGTGAATAAAAATATAAGAAACACTTTCTCAAAAACTTTATGTATGACATCAAATTCTTTAAGTGATGTTCATTGGCATAATTATTTAGCACATAAATTTTCTCAATCTTTTTTAAATTATAGCCGTGATTACAAAAATTTTTCTATTGAAAAATTAGAGACAGTAGAAATTTTAAAATATGAGCAAGGTGGTTTTTATATTGAACATACAGATCATTTTAGTGCTGCGCCTAGAACATTAAGCGGCATATTTTTTTTAAATAATGACTATGAAGGGGGAGAGCTTATCTTTAATTTAGATGATAAGGATTTTGTCATAGAAAAAAAACCCAATAGATTTATTGTTTGGCCCAGTAATTTTTTATTTCCTCATCGTGTAACTACAGTTACAAAAGGTATAAGATATTCTGTGGTAACTTGGATTTTATGACAAATTTTAAATATAAAAAAATTGAAAACTTTTTATCTGTGGATGAATTAAATTTATTAACTTCTTACTGTAAAATTAAACATAGTACAAATTTTACAAATTTTGAAGAAAATGGGCCTAATTCAAATTGTGATTCTAGTTTTTATGGAGATCCTGTAATGGAAAGCCTAATGTTAAATAAATTAAATTTAATGGAAAAAGAAACAAATTTAAAGCTTTTGCCAACTTATTCCTATTGGAGATGTTACACAAAATTTGCTGATTTACCTGCTCACAAAGATAGGCCATCATGTGAGTATAGTGTTACAGTTATGATTGATTCTGATAAAACTGAATGGCCTATTATTGTCAATGATAATTTTTTCTTATTAAAAAGGGGGGAGGCGCTAATATATAAAGGCTGTGAATTTATACATAAACGAGATGAGTTTAAGGGAGACTATCATATGCAAGCTTTTTTACATTATGTTGATAAAATAGGACCAAATAAAGAATGGCATATGGACAAAAGAAAAATGTTTGGTATGAATAAACAATGATTATAAAACAATATGATAATGGGTCGGCTGAAATTATCTTTACAGATAATGAAAAAAAGATAATAAAAGAAAAAGGTAAATTTACATTAGAAGCTAGTTCTTTAAAACATTTTTCAAATAACTTATTAAAAATTGTAGCAGATTTTCACCAAAAATTTGATAAAAAAACCAAACAACTACAGTCCTTTGAAGGGGATGATATAGAGACCTCTTAGTTAAAGTGATATAATAAAAACCACATTTAGGACTTCCATCTAGGTTTAAAAGGTAGTATATCATAATGGAGGATAACTATGTTACAAAAGCTTAATTTTAAACCTGGTTTTAACAAAATGGTTACAGATTCAGGAGCCGAATCTCAATGGGTTGATGGCGATTTTGTTAGATTTAGATATGGACTACCTGAAAAGATAGGTGGTTGGAACCAGTTAACTGCATCTAGTTTAACGCTACCGGGAGTAGCACGTGCACAGCATACTTGGACAAGTATTTCAGGTGAGAAATATGCTGCGATAGGGACTTCACAAGGTTTATTTTTATATTATGGAAATGACTTTTACGACATTTCTCCATTAGATACAGCAATTACTTCTTGTACATTTACATCTACAACCGGATCAGCAACTGTAACAATTAACAAAACATCTCATAATTTATCTGCAGGTCGATATTTTACATTCAGTTCTGTAACTTTACCTGGAGGCGGTGCTACAGGATATACAACAGCAGATTTTACAACAGGCGCTTTTGAAGTTGTGACAGCCAGCACAAACAGTTTTACAATTACAATGGCATCAACAGAGTCTGGAACTGGAATGACAGCAGCTGGCTCTGCATCTGTTAATCCATATGTAGTAGTTGGACCAACTTTTCAAACTGCAGGTTATGGTTGGGGTACAGATACTTGGAGCACTGATGCTTGGGGTACAGAGAGAACAACNGANCGATGTGATTCTGGAACCAGGCCTCTGGAGTCTTGATAATTTTGGAGAAGTATTAATTGCAACTATTTCTGGTAATAAAACATTTACATGGAATGCGGGTGCATCAAGCGCAAGAACAATTAGAGCATCAACAACAACTACAAATTTTCAAACTACAAACAATCCAACATCGTCTAGACTTACGCAAGTTTCAGATAGAGATAGACACTTGTTTCATTTTGGAACGGAAACAACAATAGGAGATGTATCAACTGTTGATCCTTTATTTATAAGATTTTCAAACCAAGAAGATTTAAATACGTATACACCAACATCCGTAAACACCGCGGGTAGTTTTAGATTAGATAAAGGAAATAAAATTGTAGGTGCTGTATCTGGTAAAGATTATACTTTAGTTTTAACAGATAGCTCTGCATATGTAATTCAGTTTGTTGGTCCACCGTTTACTTTTTCTGTAAAACAAGTTGGTACAAACTGTGGATTGATCGGCCAAAATGCTTTAAGTATTCTGATGGTATAGTGTTCTGGATGTCAGCTGAAGGTGGATTCTTTTTATTTGATGGTACAGTAAAATCGTTACCGTGTTTAGTTGAAGACTTTGTATTTAGTACTGATGGCGATAATTTAGGAATTAATTTGGACGCAAGTGGTATTGTCTATGCAAAACACAATACACTTTATAGTGAAGTAAATTGGTTCTATGCAAAGTTCGGATCAGATCAAATAGATAGAGTTGTTACTTATAATTATGCAGAACAAGTTTGGACTACAGGATCACTAGCTAGAACAAGTTATGCTGATACAGGTNTTTTCAATGCGCCTTATGCAACTGAGTACAATAAAACATCTACACCTGTGTTTCCTAAAATCCAAGGTATTACAAATAAAGTCGGAGCATCAATTTACTATGCTCATGAAGTTGGAACTGATCAAGTAAATTCATCTGGTACAACAGCAATTCCAGCATTTATACAATCTGGAGACTATGATATTACAGCAAGAAGGAGCGCATTGGGAGGTTCAACTGGTCTTGTAGATTATCGTGGAGATGGTGAGTTTTTTATGTCTGTTAAAAGATTCATACCTGATTTTGCTGTACAAACAGGTAATACTAAGATCACGTTATTAGTAAACGATTATCCAAACAACTCAGCATCTAGCTCACCGCTAGGTCCCTTTACAATTACATCATCTACTGATAAAGTAGATACACGTGCAAGAGGAAGACTCGTAGCACTAAAAATAGAAAACGATGGCACAGGTGAAACTTGGAGATATGGAACTCTAAGACTTGATGCACAACCAGATGGTAGAAGATAGTGACTGTAGATAAAAAAATTAATTATGAAATACAAGGTGGTGTAAAAAACTATCTAGGTAAACAAAAAGAAGTTAAAGCTCCTATAAAATGGAAATCTAGTCCA